ATGAGGAGAAGGAAAGGAAGATAGATACATGGGTAAAATGATAGAGGGTGACTTGGGTGGTGTTAATGTTTCTAATCCAAGTTATAAAAAGTATTATCAAGGAATGATATAATGGCTGACCCAAAGACAGGGACAGGCAAAAAACCAAAAGGTTCAGGGAGGAGACTATACACAGATGAAAATCCAAAAGATACTGTCAGCATTAAGTTTGCGACTCCGGCCGATGCTAGAAGGACGGTCGCGAAAGTTAAAAAGGTTAAAAAGACGTTTGCTAGGAAAATTCAAATCCTTACTGTGGGTGAACAAAGGGCGAAAGTGATGGGCAAAACCCAAGTCGCCAACATATTTAAAAAAGGTAAAGAAGCGATTAGGAGAAAACATGGCAAGAAAACAGGATAAGATGCCAGCCAGAAATAAAAAGAACTTTCGTCCTACGAAAGCGGGCGCAGGTATGACACGCGCTGGTGTTGCTGCATACAGACGAGCTAATCCTGGAAGTAAATTAAAAACAGCAGTGACAGGCAAAGTTAAACCTGGTAGTAAAGCTGCAAAGAGACGTAAATCATTCTGTGCTCGTAGTGCAGGACAAATGAAAAAGTTTCCAAAAGCTGCTAAAGATCCTAATTCAAGATTAAGACAGGCACGTAAGCGTTGGAAGTGTTAAAAGAAAAGTGGGGGCAACATGCAAAGATTATTTTTAGGTTTATCTACACTACTATTGGTAGTGCTTTTATGTGTTAAAGTATCAGCAGATGTAACAGGCGCTGGTGCCACAACCAACACTCAATCAACTACAGGATCATCAGCCACCAACACAGCAATTACAGGGGGATATCATAGTGAAGCAACAACAAACTACCAATCAGGATCTTCTTCATCTACGACTACCAACAACTCAACCACAAACAACAATAACAGTTACACGGGTGATACCAGAACGGTTCCCTCTGCATCTGCTCCTAGTATCTCTGCTATGTCTCAAGATCTTTGTACTGTTGGCGTAGGACTCGGGATACAAAAGCCATTGATAGGCGGCAGCATTGGTATTACAAAGCGTGATATGAATTGTGAAAGAATGAAACTATCTAAATTATTATTTGATTTTAACATGAAAGTTGCAGCTGTATCCATACTCTGTCAAGATAGCAGGGTCTTCTCAGCTATGGCTCATGCTGGCACACCATGTCCATTCAACGGTAAGATTGGTGACGAGGCATTAGACGAATGGAATAAATACGACAAACAAAGACCAGACTACGAAGAGTATGTAGCGGCACTAAGATACATGGAGAGAGTAGACAATGAAATACTGGAGGATATAGATGCTAAGGATAAGTATATTCTTGATAGCAATGGTGAGCCTACTAATATTCTCCGTCAGTAATGCAACAGAGGTAATCTTAGAAGACACACCAAACGTAGGTGACACTACAACTATTACAACAATAACATCTGGTAATCCTGCAAGCACAGGCAACTTAGTTTCACAAGACTTTGACGATGGCAGCTGGGTAGGCACAATGTTTCCTGATAGTTCTGACATTAACGAGTCAACTTGGTTGACCGGCAAAGATGGTAAGTATGCAGAAACAACAATAGACTCTGATGATCATTTGTCGTTAGAAGAATTACAACTTGGTTTTACATCTACGTTTGGCGCACAGATACGATGGTGGAATCCTGTCGAGTCAACAGTCACACTTACACAAACTGCAACCAACGGTGTCGATACGACAACACAAAGCACAACATTTCATGACACAACAAATCATAACTATCAAACCAATCCATACTCAAACCAACTTACACTTGCACCAGACGCACAAAACCAACATGGCACACTTACTGTAAGATTTAGTTTTGATATACAGGGCAATAAAAACTATAACGGAGGCCACGCCGGTGTTGACGTGCGCGATCCTGTAGTCACTGTTGATTACAACACACTGTCAAGCACAACGTCTACAAGTGTTGTGTATTGTTGGCAAAAGAACCCACCGACATGTCCTGGTCAAGACGAGATAGAGGATGTGCAAGAACAGTTAGAACAATTTGAATTGATGGAGTTTACAATACCAGAAGATATATTTCTTGAACCACCACCAGATATTGAATACACATTCAATCCTGTCTTTGAAGAGATAGAGGTTGTAGAAGAGTTTGACATATTACCGATGGATGAATTTTTTTTTGAACCTGAGTATATCGAAGAAGTTTTCGTGGAAGAGTTTATTCCAGTCGATGTTGTCATGGTAGACATGCTAGAAGAGCTGCCTCCGATGGAGGAGGTGTATATGGAAGAAATAGTTATGGAGGAAATGTTTACAGAAGAATTTACAGAGGAGATGCAAGAGGAGTTTATAGAAGAAGTCTTTGAAGAAGTTGTTATGGAAACAGAACCTGAACCAATCGAAGAAGAACCAATACAAGAGGAAATAATAAATGAAGAAATTGCAGAGCAACCCAGCAGCGAAGAAGTTGTTACAGACGAACCAGCACCGACAGCAGAGATTGCCAAACAAGAAGAAGCAATCCAGGAGCCAGCTCAAGAACAACCTAGCTCAAATGTGGAAGTTGATTTAGATATAAAAGTTGCAGCCATAGAGAAGGCCATACAGAGCAAGATAAAAAACGAAATGCAAAGAGTCAGTGTGACGCTCGATGTAATCAACGAGGTTGTGTCTCGTGAGATGACGTCCACACAGGCTGACATCTCTAGCTATTTCAACACAAATGCTGCTTTGTTTGACACACGCCAGTTGCCTGGCGGTGACCCGTCGTTCTTCTTACAGGCCAGTCTTGCAAGCTACGACAAAACCATATATGCTACACAGGCAAGCATTGCAGGTACAGATCCTGTAGTACAGCATCAGATTAAGATGCGAGAGTACAAGAAGAATACTAGCGATGCATACAGAAATCTTATGGAGTTATTAAATGCAAGAAATGTTCAGTAAACTATCATCATACGCTGCACTACTTGGTGTCATTGGCGCCATTGGTGGTGGCTTTATGGCGTGGGGTGAATTCAATAATCGTATTGCACAACTAGAGGACAAAGAGTTTGTAGTAAATGAAACTGTTGATCTATCAGGTATCATCAAAGAATTAGAGGCAATCAAAGGCGACGTTAAAATAAATGATGCAGCTATAAAATTTATAGATGCAAAGATAGAGGAGCTGAAAGCGTCACTAGATAATCCGTTACTGTAATGAAATTATCGGAAAACACCAGCATCTCACTCCCGGCACGTAACTTAATAGCAATCCTGGCGGCGGTCGCGATCGGCACCATGTCATACTTCTCTATTATTGAGCGTCTTAATTCTATTGAATCAGATTTAAGACTGATACACAAAGATATAGAAGCAGCGAATGCTTTTATTGACGGTGTCCCCAAAGGCGACATGGTCAGTCCACAAGTCCAAGAGCTCTACATGTTGGTTGAATATCTTTCAGGTAATGTGGACAAGCTTAAAGCTCAGATGGAAGAAGAGATACCAATGATACTAAAGAACGATATGGTTATACAATTTCATGAGGAAAGATTAATAGATTTGGAGTCAAAACAAAATGGAGTCCATTAAAGTTGTATTTGCAATATTGATGATACAGAACGGTTCTACAATTGAGATGGTGCCGACGGAGGGCCTCAGCGACTGTCTCAAGCAGAAACGTATTATTTCTAGAAATATCGGAGAAGAACAAGAAGGAATATACATGCAATGTAAGGAGGTCACGGCATCTCTCTACGAAGACATGGGCCGACTTAAAATTAAAAAAATCATAGAATAGTGGAAGTCAGAGTTTACCTAGCTTTATTTATTTTAGCTCTTTTATTTATGTGGACAGCATCCTTGTAAAATAGAGTAAATTAACTTATACTTACGTCATGGGTTTACCCAAACAATTATCAGAACAACAAAAGAAATTTGCGGAGTTATTGGTTTACAATGAAGGACGTAAGACACCGACAGAATGTGCTATTGAAGCAGGCTATGCAGAAGGTTCTGCGCACGTACGGGCTTCAGAATTACGAAATCCGAATAAATTCCCCCTCGTCGCCAAATATATCGGTGAGCTTCGTGCCGAAGTGCAGAAAAAATATGAGGTCACGTTTGAAAGACACATTACTGAACTTGGTAGGATTAGGGAGCAAGCCTTATCAAAGGGTGCATTTAGTGCTGCGGCCAACGCTGAGGTCGCGCGAGGTAAAGCAGCAGGACTTTATATCGAACAAAAAATAAGTTTGACTGGTAAGATAGAAGATCTATCTATTGAAGAATTAGAAAGCAAAATGAAAAAGATATACGAAGACAACAAGGTATTAATAGAAGGAGAGTATACAGTTGGCAAAGAAGAGTAAGCTGTATAGTGAACACATACCTGGACCAAAGAAGAGAACATCTATTGGACAGAGCATACGATCACGACCTAAAAACAAAAACAAACGTAGAAATTTTAAAAAATATAGAGGACAAGGAAAAAGAAGATGACATCACTTTACCAATTTAGACATCATATAGACGAGGGCACAGAACTACCATGTTTTGTTTTAAACAAAATATTAAGCCCAGAAAATTGTGACGACACGGTGGAAGAATTAAAAGATAAAGTTACAGTAGCACAACACCAACACGAAAATAAATTAGAGCTAAGTCAAAACTCTGACATTAGAGATAGTGGTGTGCATTGGTTTAACAATCCCAACTTATCAAATATAATAAGAGGTTGTGTAGATATTGTAAATTATGAGTCAGGTTGGCAATACGATATTAGAGATCAAGAAACTTTTCAATTTACAAAATATAAAAAAGACCAGCACTACGGGTGGCATACAGATGGACATGGTTGTCATAAGTCAGCCAGGAAGAGTGCAAATTTACACAATAACGATACTTTACAATACACAAGGCAAACTAATTTATTAGGCACGGTCAGGAAGATAAGTGTCAGTGCTATTTTAAATGAAGATTATGAGGGTGGAGAGCTACAATTTAAAACACTTACACCAATGGGCAAAGTACAGATTGCCACCGTCAAGGGTAACAAAGGTGATGTAATTGTGTTTCCCTCTTATATAAATCACAGGGTAACACCTGTAACAAAGGGCACTAGGTATTCTGTTGTTGCATGGTACGGAGGGCC